ATGATATCAACATACTTGCAGACGAAGGTCCATATAGTGGACCAAGAACTGCGTGGGTGCGATTTTTTTCAAACGGAAAATCAAAATTGGAAGGTGCAAGTAAACTTGACGGATTTGTTTTGGGTGGAGTATACGACTTTGAGGAAAGTTTTGGATTTACACCTGATAAAAAAAATACTATAGGAGTAGATGCGCGGGGTTTACCACATAAAATAAAAACCGACACGTCTGTGTCAGAAGGTAGAGATAAAAAATTCATAAACAGATCCGATTTTTCACACCGCCCACCGCCAAGCGTGGATTCGGTCACTTGCGAGATGGCAGGGTCAAACGCAGGTTTTCCAAACGCATGCAGAAAAGTAACGATTAATTGGAAGTGTCATTCACTTGCACAATTGAACTATCTCACACCATACTTCCTTACACCCAGAATAACATGTTTGGTTGAATGGGGATGGAGTAATTACGATACAAATTCGCTAGTTGATCTAACAGATTTGGATTGGATAAATAAGATGTTCACCGATCCGTCATATACATTGGAATATTTAAAATCATCAAATGGAAACTATGATGCTGGTATAGGATTTGTAGTTGATTATACAATAAAAATGAATGAAGCCGGTGGATATGATTGTTCAACGACCATAATAAATGCCAGCCGACTTGTTGAAGGTGAACAACTCAATAATAAAACCGTAACAATCAAGGATGGAAATAACCAACTACCAATAAAAAATTTCAAGGAATTTGTTAGTCGAGATTTAAAAAATATTGATTCGGACAAACCAAAAATGGTAAAAATGCGAAGCGACCTAAACATTGGCGAAAAAGCATATGATGATGAAGGATACCAAACATATTATAGAGATAACATAAAAGAAACTATTTTTAGAATAAAAAATGACGATAGTTCATCCAACAAACCGGGAATGTGGCTAAGAATGGATTTGGTGGCAAACATTATTAATTCTTTTTTTGAAGTCACAATGTCCGACCCATGCAATGGAAAAATACGAAACTTTGACATATCTGAAACAAAAATAGCATCAAGTCCCTTCATAAAATCGGTTGGAAAAAATATTCTTGTTCCCAATCAATACGCCCCAAGATTTATATTCAAAGATACCGCAGCAACAACTGCAACAGTCGAAGATGCGACATATACCAATCTTTTCAAGCAAAGATCCGAAAGAATAACAGATGAATATAAACTAGATTCAATAAAATTTGATGATTTAAAGTCGGTTATAAATCCATACGGAAAATCTTTTCCAGTATATGAAGATGTTGATGTATATACTGATATATATGAAGATGTAGAGCCCGAATTTTCACAGGCATTAAAGTCTGGATATTGGGGATATTTAAAAGATATATTTATAAAGTCGGACCATTTTGTATCATTGGTAGAAAAAAATGATTCGTTGTTAAAATTAATTGAACAACTTTTGCAGGACATCAACGAAGCATTGTGTCAAATATGTCAGCTGAAACTTATTCCGGCTGAATATGGAAATGAAAAATATTCTGTATATGATGAAAATTTACCAGCAATATCAACTGTTAGTGACGCTGCCAGACTTCCAAGAATTTCATTGGGATCTGTAAATAACAATTCAATAAAATCTATTTCATTTGATGTCAAAGTAAGTTCTGAGATGATGAGCCAATTGGTAATGCAAAGCGCAAATCCTGGCAATGATAGAGATGGATCAACTCAGACAAAAAACGTTAAGGCTGATCCCATAGAAAGTAGATATTCCGACGGTGATCGGTTGTATGAAAAAGGAAATTTGTCAAGTGCAGTCGCATCAGACATAACACCCGGCAAGCAACAACAGCCGAATGCACAGGAACTTCAAGAACTTGCTCAACAGCAAAAAGAAGAAGCAGCTGCGCTTAAGAAAAAGCAATTGGAAAGGTCCGAAGAGAAATTCAAAGATTGTATTTATTACAAAAAAGATCTCTCTGGCAAACTACAAAAATATTATATATGCGAACCAGAAAAGCAATTCATGAATTATGTATTATCTATACCCGACACAAAAGCTGTGTATCAGAACAACGCAATAATGCCAAACACAACTTTGACTTTGGAACTTCTTGGAATATCCGGAATGAATTTTTTATCACAATTTACTATAGACCATGCACCGGAAACATATAATTATTCCAATGCGGTGTGGCAGGTATCAGACACTAAACAATCTATAGAAGACAAGAATTGGACAACAACTATAGTGGCGCAAGTGAGACCACTCACAGTGTTATGATATACAACGATACATTAAAAAATTCATATGGAGAATTTGATGGAGTTGGCACATTAACAATAATGGCAAGATATAAACCAGCACCAACTAGCAAAGATTATGAGAATGGATATATTGTTAGATATTTTGCCAAAAAAATAAATGAAAATTTGGTTATTGAAATAAAAAATACTACTGCATCTCAAAACACAAGTCCGTTGTATAAAATTACAAGTATCAAATGGAAAATCTCAGGCCAGAAACATGACGTATTTTTAAACGGTATTATGAACAATGCCGGTGTGATGGATCAAAATAGATCCGAAATTGACAGAGTGATGCGAGAAGATGAAGTTGATCTATCTCGCACTTTGAACAATCTTTTGGAATATTGGCAGGGTCGTTGATATCTGTTTGACAAACGCACAAATTTCATTCAACGTGAATATGTGCAAATTGTAGAAACAGATTTTGACTTGGAATTGTTGATGTCTCATATCACATCAGATATTATGGTGATAGATGCAGTGTATATGGACGCAGAAAAGCATATTGCAAATAATGAAGTTAGTGTTTTGTTCTTTTACTTTTTGATATCAAAATCATATTGGTGCGTGCCAATAAAACACAATGAAGGTTCGACTCCACCAGAATCTTTGTATAAAATCAAAGAAGCATTGAAAATCAGTATTCGCAACAAGTTTGTTATAGACAAAAAGAATATGGTGCAATTGATGGGCGAAGATTATGATTTTGTGGATGTTAATTTGATAAAGTATTTGAGCGACGGTAAAATTGATGATACTGACTATAATACCAATGCTCACAAGTTTGTTGAAAATAATTTTAGAAATGTACCAGATGTAAACATGTGTGTGCCATTGCTAAAGCATGCTCGCTCATTCATGGAAAAAATAAAAGGTATTGATGAACTAGACACAAGTATTATAAAAGAAGATGGATTTAAGTTTGTAAACAATACCACCACAAACTGTTTTGCAGAACTTGAAGCCAATGGCATATGCGTGAATGAGGATTTTACTGAAGAATTTGGTAATGAACAAACCAAGCATGTAAAAAACAATCTGGTATATACACAATATAACTTGTTGACTTCAACAGGCAGACCAAGCAATCGTTTTGCAAGTGTAAATTATGCTGCTTTAAATAAAAGCGATGATAGCAGAACATGTTTTGTGAGTAGACATGGCAATGATGGTATGCTTGTTATGATGGATTATAATGCTTTTCATCCTCGTCTTATTGCTCATTTGGTCAACTTTCATATGGAAAAGAATGAAAATCCATATGCTTATCTATCCAAGTATTATTTTAATAAGAAAGCAGCCAATGAAGAAGATATTGCAGTAGCCAAAGCATATACCTTTCCACAGATCTATGGAGGGTTTGATAAGAAATGGCTGCACATACCATACTTTGCCAAGATTCAAGAGTATATTGACCATAGATGGAAGTTCTATAATGAGAATGGATATATTGAAACTCCCAAATATAAAAGAAAAATCAAGACTTGTCATATTCCACAAGCCAATCCAAGCAAATTGTTTAATTATATATTACAAGCATTTGAAACCGAGATGGCAGTAGATGTTTTAGGTGATCTATTAGAATACCTAAAAAACAAGAAAAGTAAGACTGTGCTATATACATATGACAGCATATTGTTTGATATGCACAAAGACGACAAGATGGATACTATAAAAAGACTAAAAAGTATCATGGAACGCGACAAGTTTCCGGTCAAAGTATATATTGGTAAAAATTACAAAGATATGAAGCATATTGATCTTGCTTGATATTTATAATATAGTTGTATATATCATAGGCGGTTTTGTGGTATATATGAATATTTATATACCATGGACAAAAACAAAATCATAAACGACATTTTGAATGAGTGGGCAATGCGTTCGCATGATGGATTGGTTGGTGGTTATAGCACACCGGAGAATGCAGAAATATTTGAAGATATGCTACTTGAGTATGGATTGTCTGAATCTGAAATTGGAGAAGTCACGGCACCGGTGTTTACCGAGGGTGAAGAACCCAAAGTATATGGTGATGACCGTGATTATATTTTTAAAGTAATTGATCCAAAGGACCGCAAAAAGATACTGCATTTTATATCAGTTGGACACCCGGAACAAAACAAATATCCAGATAAATCCATATATAAAGGTCCACGCGAATTTCCAGATAAGACTTATAAGATAGGAAATAAAGAAAATCAGAGCGATGCTTTGGTAAAAGCCGAGAAAGATGAAAAATTAAAATCGTTGAGAAATCGTAAATCGGTGTCTATAGCAAATGTACAAAAATTGAAAAGAGTATTTGAAACTTTTCCAAACCAATCTTTGGTAAAAAAATACAAATCCATGTATGATAGTATACCAACGATTGAAGAAGCCATTGAAATATACAAGGGAACTAAATACCCAGAATTTCAATCATTGATCAATGCAATTGATGATGTTAAATTTGCTGGCGGTGGCCGTGGAGAAATACCTATTGTTTTTATTCTGAAAGGCGCAAGGTCTGGTGGCGGAACTGAAATGGATATTTTGTTTGCTGAACTTGCAGATAAACAAGGCGGGGTGGAAGTCAAAGAAGTGACAGGTGCCACAATTGCAATAAGTGCGCCGACTTTGACTGGGTTTTCAAATTCAAAGTTTAATATTGCAATACATGAACTTGCTCTTGCTGTAAACAAAACGCCAAAAATGAAAGACTTCATGCTCAAGGTATTGAACGACAAAGGCATAAGTAATGGGGGGTTGTATCCTGACATTGGAACGGATTCAAATTTGGAAAAACACGAAACTGCAATCAATTCATTTTTTAAAGATCCAAAAGTAGGCGAAGTTTCAAAATTTTTACTAGATTCAATTTTTTTAATATCCGAGAAGATAATTCAAAGAAAAAATAATCCAGAAAACAAAGAAAAAAAATCAATTGGATCGGTGGAAATTGACATTGGAAATAAACACCGTGAATTTAAAGTACCCGACGACAAAGTACCTGAACTAAGTGCAGCAATAGATTCCACACAGGGAGAAGAAACTACATTGAATGTGCCGATATCTCCCAAGGACGAAGAAGGCGATGACGCAATCGCAGACAAGGCAATGAAGCTGGCTTTCTTTAGAGAGAATTGGGATGAAAAAAGAGTACAGGACGAAGTTATAAATCTTGTAATAGGAAAGTACAAGAGAATGATCATCATTAATAAAAAGAAGGGAACCAACGACGCAGTGTTGTACGATGAGTCCAAGATCAAAACACTGGAGTTTGTAGCACTTGGATTTGGAAAATTATACATGTATGTACCCGGAATGGGCAGAAGCAAATCACAAGCCGCAGGCGATGTGGGTGCAGCCGCAGCAACAACGACTGCATAAAAACAAAAAAAATCATGAACGATCTCATATACAATATAATAACGGAAGCGTCTTTAGATCCCAGAATACATGACGGTGTGGTAGATTTAAGAAATTCAGATCATTTACAAGTTGTCGCGGAAGCAATTTATGATGTGTGTGAGGATGAGCAAATTGTAAATAAATTTGTTAAAAAATTCATGGATGAAGGTAAATATCCCGAACGTCAAGCATACAATAAGGATGGATGGTTGGTGACATTTCCATCCACCGAGTATAAACAAAAAGCACTAAAAAAAGGCACACATTTTTCTTCTGATCCAACTCGCGGAAAAGGTGGAATGAATTTGTATTACAAAAAACGGGGTAAGCAAAAGAGACAAACACAGCAGGTGGCATCTACCACACAGCAAGAAGAACCAGCAATTGCCAAATCACCAAGCAAAAAATTATCACCAATTGCGGACCCCACCTCCACCAAACCACAGGGTTCACCACAACCATCGAGTTCATCTACAAGATCTGCAAGATTGGATGCACTGACAAAAAAACCCGACCTAGCGGCACCACCAAGATCGCCCGCCGCGTCAACCGTCGCATCAAAAGAACCAACAGCACCTGTATCAAAAAAATCAGATTCTCCGACAGATGCGGATTTCGTATCTACAAAGTCGGCAGAAACTCCTGCGATAGACGTTCCTGTGGTTACAACTCCACCCGCACAATACGCAGCGGTTTCAACAAAATTTGCAATTCAACGTGGATGGACATCTACTCCATATGGAGAATATAAAGACGGCGAAGGCAATCCGGTCGCTGTGGTAGGACTGTCCGGTGAAGTTGTTCCGATACGAAATAATGATCGCGAAGAATACAAAATCTTTGCCGAAAAAATTATTCCAAAAGCATAACACAGATGCCAGAATATAATGCACAACTGTTGTGTACGTTTGCAAAATATCAAACTTACGAAAATGAAATAACTGCATTAAGCAGCTATTATCAAATCGTAGACAATAAAGTGTATGTATTACAAAGTGGAGACAATATTGACGATATATTTTTGACTTATAATGTAGTAAAGAATGGCAGTGAGTTTTATCCACATACCATGAGTGTGCATCGTAAAAAAGAATATAACATTATTTACAGTATCAATGCTTTGAATGAGTTGATCAAACTTGAGAATAATGGAGTAATGTCATCTTCGCATCAAATATCTTGGAACAATTATCGTAGCTGTTTTATCACATCGCGTGACGGAAAAGTCAAAATCACGCCAACAAAATTAGTCAAAATTGTTAAAATATAATTACCAAATTTTTTAGGTATTTAACCTATGAATTTATACTTATATTTGAATTAACAAATGACTAATTAACGATTAAAAAATGAGCATATTGCTTATTATAGATTGACCATTGTCATTTGTTGATGCATTGTATCAACCTTGACCTAGTTGATGCATTTCAAATTGGTCAAACAAGATTAAACATTAACAAATAAAAAATTATGGCATTGGACCTATCAAAAATTAAATCGCGTCTTGATTCTCTCAAGAGCAACACAACAAAATCCACTTCATTGTGGAAACCGCAAGGTAAACAAACGATCCGTATTGTTCCTTACTCACACAATCCTGAAAATCCGTTCATTGAATTGCTTTTTCATTACAACATGAATGGCAAGACATATTTGTCTCCATCTTCGTTTGGTCGTCCAGATCCAATCGTTGAGTTTGCCAGCAAGCTCAAGAAGACTGGCAGCAAAGAAGAATGGAAACAGGGACGGGCTTTGGAACCAAAACTTCGTACATATGTTCCTATTCTTGTTCGCGGT